CTGCGTTGATGATGGAACTCTTTCTGACAAAATTCTGTCCTATCTTTCTGAGTTCTCCATAGGTCATTTGTCTGGCGATCTTGTTTTGGACATCCTCCCAGAATCCATCATTTCCTACCAGTCTGCATGCCACGATTTCTTCTGCCGCAATTGCACACCATCCCAAAAAATGTTGCTTTCAGCTGAGCCCATACCAGAAAGCAAGCTTCTAAAGCTTATTCTCAAAGTGAAATGGGCATCAAAGCACTTCTTCAGCTCTTTGCCCTCTAAAGCGCGGGATTTACTCATTCAGAAATCTGGCATCCCTTCTTTCCATGAAAACCCTTCAGTTTCCCTACTAGAGTCTGAATTGCTCACCTTTCTCAATTGATAATGGAAGACTCAACTCCCCAAACCGTCAAACAGCCCAGCATTAACGCTCCCGGTTACTCACTTCCAAAACCTTCATCCGAGCTGTCATCCGCAATTGTGGTTCCCTTCCAGTTTCAAGCGACCACCTTCGGCCAGGCGGAAACCAATGCTCAGATTTCTCTCGCTTCCGGCTCCTCCATTACCAAAATCACTGCTCCTTACCGGCACGCCCAACTCATAGAAGCTGTGGCCGAGATCACTCCTACAGCCTTGGCTATTGCCAACCCAATCACTCTACTTGTCGCTTGGGTGCCAGCCAATTCAGGTGCCTCTCCTGATCAAATTCTCAACGTCTTTGGCGGCATGTCGTTCACTTTGGGCGCTGCCATTGCCTCCACCAAATCCATTATCCTTCCTCTTCCCATCAACTCCATCAATATGATGCTCAAAGACAGTGTTCTTTACACTGACACTCCCAAGCTCTTAGCCTACTCCGCTGCTCCTTCCACAGCTCTGAAGGCTCCACCTGCCACCATCCAAATTAGAGGAAAGATCCGTCTTTCCTCTCCACTCCTCATTGCCAATTGATTCATCCAGTCTGGTTGACTTTAATAACCACGTAATCGGAATGCTTTCCTCCCTC